GTCTTGATCAAGAGTTGTGGCCGAGCCGGCGACGTAGTAAGTAGAATCACAGGAGTTGTAGCCGGTGTAGGTTGTCAGATCAAAATCTGCAACGCCGGCAGTGTAAGCCACATTGTTCCAGCAGCCATTGCCGTCTGAATCAAGGTCAGTGCCTACGCCTGCGATGTAGTAAATGTTGTCACAGGAGTTGTAGCCGGTGTAAGTCGCGGGGTCAAAATCTGCAACGCCGGCAGTGTACTCTATGTTGCTCCAGCAGCCGTTGCCGTCTTGATCAAGAGTTGTGGCCGCGCCGGCGACGTAGTAAGTAGAATCACAGGAGTTGTAGCCGGTGTCAGTGGCGGGGTCAAACGAAACTGCGCCGTTGACGTAATATTTGTTATCTATACAGCCGTTGCCGTCTGGATCAAGGCCAGTGCCTACGCCTGCGATGTAGTAAATGTTGTCACAGGAGTTGTAGCCGGTGTAGGTTGTCAGATCAAAATCTGCAACGCCAGCAGTGTAAGCCACGGCGTTCCAACAGCCGTTGCCGCCTGAATCAAGGTAAGTGCCTACTCCGGCGATGTAGTAAATGTCGTCACAGGAGTTGTAGCCGGTGTAGGTTGTCAGATCAAAATCTGCAACGCCAGCAGTGTAAGCCACGTTGTTCCAACAGCCGTTGCCGTCTGGATCAAGGTCAGTGACTACTCCGGCGATGTAGTAAATAAAATTACAGGGGTTGTAGCCGGTATAAGCCGTGAGGTCGACTTCTACACCGTTGTCATAAAGGTCGCCTTCCCAGCAGCCGTTGCCGTCTGAATCAAGGTCAGTAAGTGCGCCGGCGATGTAGTAAGCGCCGCTCCAAAAGCCGGTGCCTGATTCTGGCAAATCGGTTTCAACGCTGGCGACCCAGTAAGACTCATTCCAATAACCAGTGCCGGACGCGTTTAATCCCGTGCGGCGACCATTAATGTACCAATAGGCATCATCAATCCAACCAGTGACATCACTACTGTACGTGGCTGTGCCGGATATCGTGCCGCCGTCATCACGCGAACTGCCCAAGAATGTCGCGTTGCCAATTACGTCGCCTGTCTTGTAGGCGGTGTTAATAAAAATTGCATTGCCTTTGACAGTGCCCAGCAAATTTGTACCGTCAAATACCCAAGTTAAAATTTCTTCGCCGGCTGAGTCTAGCGTGTCGCCCGTTACGTTACCGTTGGCGTAACCCGTTTCATCTACCACATAGCCGTTGCCGTACTGTTCGCTATCGGCCGCGGTCAGATACATAAACTTTGCATCGCCATTAACTGTGTTTCCTTGATTGGTCGCCGTGTCGGAAAAAATAGCAAGTTCAGAACAATTTATGGTTCCAGTGACAACGACATCATTTTTAACGTAAACATTATCAGCCGTAATAGTGCCGGCAAATGTGCCAGACAAAATTACACCAGTAAGCGCGGTTACGGAACCAGCAGATGCCGCGCCAGAAATAACAACAAAGTCGTCTGCGGTCGGGAGTGTGGTAGCGGCTTGATCGTAATCGTCTGTCCAGTTGGCAAGCGTGCTTAAATTACCGGTAGAAAAGTAGTAAGTTGCAACATATCCGCCGTCTACGGAAGTAATCGCTGCGGTATTTTGCGTCGTGCCGTCGGGGAACAGCAGCCCCGCGGAACTGATCTCCATGTTGCTTTCGCCTTCGCCCGGAAACCACAGCGGCGAATCAACATAGATCGGCTGCGGCAGGCCGTCTGTGTCGCCAAGGTTTACTTTGCGCAGCCTACCGCCCTGCCAGTTCAACTCGTAACCGGCGGTGCAGATGAGCGAAATGCCGTTCTGGCCGCTAGTCATGTTGTCAAACGCGCCGACGCCAATACCCGAAAAGTTGCGGAGCGCGATCCCGCCATTAATAAACTCGCCTTCGTTCTCGGGGTCAGGGATACCCGCGACCACCAAGTTATTTACAAAAGTGGCGTCTTGCCCATATGCGACGATATCCGAACCAACAATGTGCGCGTTGGTTTGCTCGTTGATATCATTGTTGCGGCCGCCGAGAATACTGGAATATTCGCCGTCAGCGGTGTTATCCTTGCCGCCTACAACAACGCTGTAGTCTGATGTGGCGCTGTTGGTATTTTCGGCGCCAAGACCCACGAGACTACCGTCGCCGTCGCCGGCGACTATTAAGCCAACACCATCGGCGCCCGGTGGTCCGGCCTGTCCAATAACTTCTACATACGCGGTGTCGCGCCAAACGTAGATACGACTTTCCGCCGCGTCGATATAGAAAGTTTCTGTGTTGCCGGTAAGCGGAAAAGACTCCGCAGTCGCGTAAGTAAATACTTGTTGCGGCCCCTCAACGCCGGCCGGGCCTTGCGGGCCAGTAGCGCCTGCTACACCTTGAGGGCCTGTAGCGCCTGCGCCGCTTGGGCCTGTAGCGCCCTGTGGTCCAGTGGCGCCTTGAGGGCCTGTAGCGCCTTGCGGGCCTGTGGCGCCTGAACCGCCACCCCCGCCGCCTATAGCGGCTGCTATCGCGCCGAGCGTGGTGCGTTTAGTTTGAAACGGCTGCGTAGCCGTATCGACAAGCGGAAGGATGTCATTTGCGCCGGGGGTTGACTTAAGCGGAAGCTCAGAGATTTTCTTGTTGGCCATATCTTAGTCACCGTTTGTAATCGTTTATATCGTCGTCATCGTCTTCTTCGTAACGATGGCGCGTTTTGTTTTTCTTGTCTGAATTTTTTACGCCCTCTAGCGCATCAGCCGCGCGAGTTAGCCATTTGGCCAATTTACGCGCGTCAGCCGCGGTCAATATTGGCGCCTGCTCGCCGAGCGTGTCGAAAACCACGCCGCTTTCAACGTAATCACCAGCCTCCCAGTCACCTGATTGTACGGACAATGTAGGCGCATCTTTTAAACCAGAAACAGCGTTTACAAACTGAATGTGATTGGGCGTGTTTTCTACAAGCGTAGCCACTGAATTTATTACTCCGTTAAGTCATCAAGGATAACAGGTGTGTGCTCGCCGGCCCAAAGACCGACAAATTTGCTGGAGAAATACTCTTCTACGTCTTCTGCTGACAAACCATCGGCAGCCAGTTTTTCGTAGATTTTGGCGCGGCTATACACGGCTACCGGGTCCCGATGACCGATATAGCCCAACCCCACAAGCGCCGACGCCATATTGTCGAAAAAATACGCTTCTGGATTTAAGTCCCCAAGCTGATCGACTACGCTTTTCGGTTCCATATTTAAACCTCGCCGTCGATGTCTTCAAGAAACGTGGCAGCGATATCGCTTGCGCGGCGATAACCCTCTCGCACACCTCTCTGGTATTCCTGCGATCCGGCCGCCGCTGGACGTTCTGTTAAATCAGCAATGACGGCTAAACCAGCAATCATTTTATTACGTAGCTGGCGATATTCAAAAGAGCTTTTAATGACATCTGTGCCGACGCTGGAAACCGCCGCGTCCATTTGCGAGGAAATTTCGGGCTTTAGGCCCATATCTTGCAACAATTTTGTGCAGTGCACAAAAGTTGAATAATCCTCGAACGCCCCGGCTGTTTTTGACACATGCTTCTGAGCTAAAGCATGCAGCATAAAACAAATCTTGCGCAACGACTGATTTACAGTGCGGTGCGGGGGACTTACGAGTAGCTGCCGCTCAATTCGGCGCGCCTCGGATTTAGATACAAAAATCTCGGATTCACGCTCTAGGTTTTGAGCGGCGATCTCCGGCGCGACCATTACTGCCATTTTTAGAATCCCTTCTCTTTGGCATACAGGTTTTAGACCCCTTCAACGCGGCAGACACAATTTTCATTATCTGCCGGTGTGTTGTGTTCGGCGCCGAAGTTGCGTCGATAACGTGCGTAACTTGAGCGAAGTCGTCGCCTGCGTATGTAAGATAAGCGTCGCGCATTTTCTTGCGGTCGGCCATGCACCGGCGCTCATACCGGTCCCGAGGCTTGCCCATGCGCTTTTTGGCGTCTGTCGGCGAAATATCTAACAGAAAGCAGATATCCGGGTTTATGCCGGTCGTCCAGTCAAAAATATCGACAATCAGGGTCGGCTCAATGTCGTTCAGCGTGCCCTGATACACAAGCGTCGATAGCAGCCAGCGGTCGCAAATAATGACGTGATTATGCAACTTCGGTTCCATGTAAGACGCGAGTTCAGCACGGGCGGCAGAGAAAAGAAGCATTTGCGCAAACGGCGTAATCGGCCCGTCGTTGTCGAGCAGAATCTGGCGAATAGCGGTGCCTATTTTTGTAGTTCCGGGGTCGGCTACCAGTTCTGTTTTTACCTCGGCATCTTTAAGCGCCTGAAAGAGCATACGAGCCTGCGTGGTTTTGCCGGCCCCATCAATACCCTCAAAGCAGATAAACACAGAGCCCTCCAATTACTAGTTGCCCATAATTCGCACAGACGCGTCTTGAACCGCACCCGAAGATCGCACGCTACCGCCATTGTTGCCAGTGATAGAAAAAGCAGGCATGCTTGCGACGGGCACTTCAGTAGGCGGCGCGACTGTCAGTAGATATTCGCTCCCGTCCGCAAAGCGAAGAGACATGCCATTGGTTGTGTGCCCGACCCCAATCAACCCGGAATCATTGAGCCATTTCGTAGCATATTCGCAGAAGGCGCGCAAGATACCGCCGTCACGCGAGTCGTGCGGGTCGGCTGCTTGGAAGTCACTCAGAATCTTTTTGAACATTTCGTTTACTTGCATAACGCACCTCAGTTTTTGGCGTCTTTTGCTTACGCGACTTTTTAGAAGCGGCAATAGATTCTCTCAACGTTTTGGTATTTTGCAACGCTAATTTTTCGAGTCGGGCTTGCTGCTTGTGCGTTTTCAGCTTCTGACTGACCTCGATCAAAAGGTTCCGGGCAGCGTGCGCATATAGCCGCAAAATATAGTATTTGTTTGCGGCGTGGACGGCTAATAGATCTCCGTCTAGCTGCGCAAGTGTTTTTTTGATACGCGGCGCAAAGGTTAAACCAGAGGAATCGACCAAGGAGGATAAATCTTTGGCGGTACAAATGATGTCAGCAACCGCGACAATTTGCGCGCCAACAGGACTTTGGCTTAGCCGCCCGCGAAACTCCATGTCGCGCTTCGTTTCAACAAGCCGAAAATCACGACTAATAGCGGCTACCATGGCGGCGATTTGTACATTTGCAACTTCGGCCACGCTCTCGAATGCGCAAGCGCTAACATTTAATACGTCGTGCAGTAGGCCACAGTGCACAATTGCTGTGATGCTGTCTTTTGTATCGTCCGGCATATAGTCGGCGCGCATGTCCTGATACAACTCTGCGGCTATTTTTTCGGCGTGCCGGGCCACTTGTTTGGAGTGCGCAACCAAACCTTCGCCCGATAAAGTCGTTTTTGAGGCGTAGCACTGCGCAGCAAATTGAATTGTTTTTTCCAGCGATAACTCGTCCGTCTTTTTCATGGGTGCCTCCGTGCACCCCAACTTTTAAACAAGCCGTAAAATTGATTGCCATCCTAGCTCAAATGATTTGCGGCGTGAGTTGAGGTTATAGTTGATTTTTTTGTTCATGTTGTCAATGTGCCAAGGCTCGGCGATAAGCGTCTGTAGTACTTTTGCAAATCGGTCGTAGTCCGGCGCGGCATGGGGTACACCGTTTTCGTCAAAGTCGATTTTGGTCTTTACCAGCGCGCCGTTTGCGTCAGGATATACGAAATCAGTCTGGGGCGATACAGCAAAAGTAAGTACTGGCGTTCCGCAATTAATAGACATTAAATTGCAGGCGCCAAAGTTATCGCACTCAGCGGGAAACACAGTTAAATCATGTTCGGCGAATATGGCCGGCCGCCTAGAAAAAGGTACGCCGCGCAAAACTTTAACTCGTTTAGTTTTCTGGCCGAGCCGTTGAAAAAACTTGGCAACCGCAGGAGAAAATTTGCTAGAAGAAATACATACCGTTAAATGCGCTTCCGGCATGTGCGTGATAAGGTTTTCTAAGTGATCCAGAAATACGCTCTGGGTGCAACGAGCGTTTCGGTCAAACCACGGCAACAAAAGTTTAATGTGCCGGTGATTTATATTGCCCTCTTTTTTGGTTACGGGCAACCCGGCATCAAAAGGAACAAGCGTGGTGTTGCGAAATTTGTACACACCATAAAACAACTCGCGGCATTCGGTCGACATCGCAATAACATGATCGGCTTGCTTAGCCGTTTTGCGAAACGGCGGATTTAACTCCTGCCACATAGGCGCTAAAACCGTTAAAACTTTATTGCGTTTTGCGTAGTTAACCTGCTCGATGCGGGGGATGTGCGTCCACACAATAGACGTTTTGCTCTTAGCCCACGCAGTAAACGTTTGTTTTGTTTTGTGCGCAACAACGTTGTCGTAGCGGCACTTTAGCTTTGCCGGCTGGTTATCGGCATAGATAGATACATCTACCCCGCGGGTGCGTAAAAAGTCCGCCAGCCGAACGGCAAAATAAGTCTGGTCGCACAGGGCGTAGTGCGTGTAGATGCCGATGCTCATTGTTCACATACCGGCTGGCGCGGGTTGTCCGTACTGCTGCGCCATCACCATAGCGCCGCCCTGAGAACGAGCTTGTTGCCGAATGTCGTCAATAATACTTGTCACCAGCGCGTGCATCGTCGCGTCGCCGCGCTTGAGCTTAATAAGCTCCGAGTCTTTCTGTGTCTCAGGCATAGAGAGCAACTGGTTAGCAATAAGTTGCGCCTGCTGCTGCAGATCTTCGGGCGTACGTGGAATACTGCCGGAGTTCTGTCGCTGCATCAAGAAGTGATCAACAGCAGACGGCTGCCCAGGACCCATAGGCGCGCCGCCAGCGGCTGGTACAGGCGCGCCGCCTTGCTGCGGCGGCATGCCTGTCGCACCGGCACCAGCTTGACCTACGCCGCCCATCATTTCTGCAGACTGCGACAAATCCTTCATCTGCTGCGACTGCTCCATCTCCTTTTGCATGCGCTCTTGCTCGTCGGCGTAAATGCGCTCTTCTTCGAGCATGCGCTTAGTCTCGTCCTCATAGTCGATGCCGACGCTCTTAAGACCCGTAGTCTTGCTGATCATCTGGCCCTGCATTAGTTGCAGCTTGGCCATCTGACGGTTGAGGTCGTCCGCGTGAGTAACGCGAACGAGCTTGGCACCTACCGGCTCCCACGACATCACATTGGCGACGTGGCCGGATAGGTCAGTCAAAAACCGATTCATGTTGTGCGGTAAATGGCTCCAGTTCGCTTCAAACAAGCGCAGCGCTGCCGGCGCAGCTTGGAACGACAGCGTGCCATTGAAAAGCTCAACCGGCATGCCAATGCACTTGAGCAGCGTTTCAAGCCCCTGATCCAGCAAGTCTTTGGGCGCTAGCTGCGTGGCGTCGCCGCCAAGCGCCTGATAGTTCACAGGAAAAGGCAGCACATTCCAACGAGCAGGATCTGTCCTACGGGCGCGAAGCATAGACTGCACCCGCGCCGTAAAATTAGACAAATTAATCGTGTGCACGGGGTCGGAAGACTGAGCATCGCCACCGCGCGGCGCCGGTGTAATTACGCGGAACGGAATCACGTAATCCAGCGCAATCGCCTCGTTATAGCGATGCAGAATCTGATAGTACCACGCCTGCCGGAAATTCGTCAGCACGCGAGAGATACCCCAACCGCGATTACGCATACCGGCGAGGGCGTCTTCTTTCAGATGGTAAATCACGCCCTTGTCAAACATCAAGTTCTGTTCGTTTTTGATCGCCTGAATCACTTCCCAACTGGCGCGCTCAAGATGATGCAAGTGCCCCTGCTTGATCAGCGCTCGGTAGTCCTGCGGAATCTTCCAGACGTAGGAGCAGTCGTCGGTGTACGGGTCCCAAAGAATGTCGATCTCGTGCGGACTCCAGCGTTTCACGTGCATGTTGTCGGTGTCGCCGGATCGCCGGTCGATATGGCGCCACTCTCCAGTTCGCTTGCACTTCGGGCAGGTAGCGTGAAACTGAAAGTCTTGCCACTTAAACGCGCACTGTTCAGAGTTGTAAACTTTGTCTAGCGGCATTTCGAGGCCGCAGGACTTGCACGACAGATACCGGCGAAACGGAACAAGCAGGCTGGTAAACGAATTACCATAGGACATGTAGTCCAGCCCGATCGTGTGCAGGACGTTTTTGATGCTGAGAGTGTCTTCAAGAAAGACCTGAAACTTTTCTTTCTCTTCGCGCCCTGTGGTATTCTCACCGATATCGTAAATTTCGACATCAGTAATAAAGTACGACACCACGCGGTCAACGGCTTGCCGGTACGGGCCGTTGGCGTTCATGACATACTCAGTCCAGCGTAAAGCTGTCTGAATACTTTCCGGCATAGACAGGCTGGCTATGTCGCAGAAAGGGTCCGGAAAGCGCTCGTCAGAATGAACGCCTTTGCCCAGCGAGTTGTAGCCGAGTTGTGAGGTTGGAGTAAGCGACACCACGCACCTCGTTATTTAGCGGCGTTATGGGCGGATTCAGCAGCTAATTTGCGGAAGTCGTTATCTAACTCCGCGACAGTAGGTTTTTTAAGCTTGTTGTCGGCTGCTTTTTTTTCAGGCTCGTGTTCCGGATTTGTTAACCCAGCACGAATTTCGCCACGCTTTTCCATTTTTTACATTCCGGTAGACATCACGGCGCGCTCTACCAGCAGTACGCAGTATTCGCGGTTATCATAAACATACTGAAAACCTGTGGTATGCACAAGGTACAGCTTAGAATCTTCGCTAATTTGCACAGCCCACGGCCGTTGATATGGATCGTTTGACGGCGGAAACCAGCGGGCCGCGTTCTGTTCAAAACGCAGATCGTATATTAACACCATAAACCCGTTTTCTTCGATAGCCTCGTCGTCAGCGGGAGCGGTAGAAATGATAATGTCGTGAAAAAACGCCGGAACCGTGCCAATGCCTTCTTTTTCAAAATAGACAAGCTTTTGCGGCGGACCAACACGGGCGCCGTTAGTCGTATGGCCGTTTGAACTCTGCTGGGCCGCCGCCGTTTTCTTCTTGAGGCCAAAAGCGGCCATAGGACTGTAGCCGCGATCTATCTTTTCAATCGGCGGTACGGGGGGCGGAATAGGCCGGGAAATCTCTTCGCGCAATTCGTCGACAATTTCTATCTCGTCGTAGTCTTCTTCGATGACCGGCGGGGCGTTGCGCGCGGCAGCCGGCTTTTGCACGACAGATTTATTCAGCTTTGCCAACTCCTCAAACACCATAGCGGCGCGCTCCCTTATAGTATCAATATCGTCTCCGGGTAATTGTTGCTCGGCGGCGGCGATCGCAGCGTTTACTTTATCCTGCGGCATCTGATCGAAACCAAGCGCATTAACATTTTTACCGTCAGGGTCAATAATGTTAATACGCACTTTAGACATGTCGTGTGGATCGTAGTTTACAGGCGTCCCGCCGGCAGTAGCCTTGCCGACCACCACGCCGCGCAGACCGTATGGGCCGCGGCGGATAGCGTCAGCCATGGTGCGCCCGCTTTCTAACTGCACACTTGCGGGGTCCTGATACGTAGGCATAAAAACCTCTGATAGCTAAAAAAAGGGGGGAGCGCTACGTAGCGCTTCCCCCCAGAAAATCCTTCGGGCCGAGGGTGTCGCACACGCTGTATAACAGATTTCGAGGAATCTGAAAATACAACCTGCCAAGTGGGATGCCGCTGCCGCAAGCCGTCTCAACGTGCTCTACGGTCGGTATCACTTCGGCGACAACCCCGCCAGAAAGAAGATGGGCCACCACCAAACCTGATTTTTCGTCTTTAGGAAAGACGGGTATAACGTGCGGCTCGACGTCTTGGTCGAGCAGCCAGTTCAACACTGGTTTGTCAGGTTTGAGGAAGAATCGCATCGTGTTATGCGGGTTCTTGCACCACGGCCGGGCGGGTACTTGCCGGGGCCCAGTTGTTCGGTGTTAACACCGTACCGCCATAATCCTCCGACAGGTCCTGCGCAGTCTCCACAGGGAATAACTGCATCGCGGACAGTCGGCTAATGCGCAGCGGGTTTTGAGAATTTTTCGCGGCCACAAGCAGGTCGTTAAAAGACGCCTCCCAACGATACCGCTTGTACAAGTTTTCTCGCATAGCGTGTACCGCAGCTTCGGGCGCGTAAAGCGCTGCCTCGGCGAGCGGGAGCTTAACAGAAAACCGTGGTTTGCGAAACAGCAGCGCGTCTACAGCTGTCGACCAATCGACATCAAAGTCTGGCACGGCAGCCTTGAACTCGAAGACCATGTCTTCAAGTTCGGGCTGGCCGACGCCGAGCGGATAATCAATTCCGCGGCGAGCCAAAATCTTTTCTGCCGGGTTAGGCAAACTGACGTCGACAACGTCCAAGTCCTTCGCCGGGTTCTCAACCTCAAGGCCAAGCACAGGCGAATAATCCTCGGCGACAATGCGGCCGTTATTGCGCACTACAGTTGGAAACCGGAGCGGCTGCAAATCCTCATGCAGACCAAAAGACGCACGACGACCGTAGGCCACGATAGCGGCCAACATCTCGTTTGCGCGGCGGGCGAGCACGATGTTGTTTGCGGCCAGCGTTTTACCGCCGCCGCGGGGCGTGTACACCATCGAAACGTCGTAACTGAAGATGATCGAGTAGACCATCTTGTTTTTACGTCGACGGCTGATGGCGCCAGAAAAAGTCAGGCTTTCGTCTCGGACCTCAAGCGTCAGTAGCGGCGGACGACGATAACCGCTAAGACTCCGAATCGGGTTGTCGAAAGTTTGGTCTACGCCGGGCATGTACAGCCCAGCACAAACGCCGCTCAAGTAATGAGAGACGTCGTAGAACCGCTTTAGCAGACGCTGCTGCTGAGCGATGATTGCGGCGACCTTGTCGCCCACTTGCGTATTAAGTTGTTCTGCTGCTGTCGACATGGGCATGTCCTTAGAAACTGCGTACGACATCGCGACGCTTTACGTTAGCGTCGTAATAGAGATTTTCTTTACCAGCTTCCCACTCGGCCGCGGTGACTACTACAGGCGGCCTCGAATAAAACACTAGGAGAATTTTGTCATCGGCGATCTTTCGCTGCCGCTTGACCGCGGACCCACGAAATGTAACAACACGCATACGTTCCCTTTCTCTACCCGCGAAAAGAAAACAGCGGGGTATTAAATATGCCGCGTTATTGCCTATAGTTTAGCTGTCAGGATCGGGTAGCGCGTTGTCAAAAAGATTGATGGCGTCACCGTCATCGTCTGAGAAAAACTCATCTGTCGCCGGTGTCGGTCGGCCGACGGGCGGCACGGCTAGCTGCGGCGGCTCTTCAAGATGCGCAGGATCAAACCCCAGATAACCCGTGTCATCTGGCTCGATGGGCGGGTTGGTGTCGAATAACGGCACGTTGCCCGACGGCGTTATGAGATATCGCATCGGAGGCTTTGAGACATGCAGCCGCGCGCCTGTGAAGCAAGACACCGACACGTCACGATCAATAAGCGCTTTCAAGCGCGCAGCGAGTTGTTCTACATCGTCGAACTGCTCTGTAGCAAATGTGCCGTCCGCATGCAGCACGACGGCGTAAAACAAATCAGCCGGCCTAGCTTCTTCGTGCATGTTACTCTCGAATATCCAGAGGATCGTTTTCTGTAAACGGACTAAGGATTCCGTTCTGCTGTAGAAACCCGAGCGCGGCGGTTGCTGACGGCACGGGTATCTGCCTGACACCCGCCGGTCCGGTTAACCGCTTTTCTAACATCGTAATAAACTTGTTTGAAATCACACCAAGAACTTTTACAACTAATGTCTCGTTGAACCACGAAGTCGGGTCGGGGATGGTAATGTCGTAAGCGAAGACGCTAGCAAAAAAGCCTGTCTTAGGGTCAGAAAAAGCAATACCAGACAAAAACGCAAAACACTCTTCTTCGCGCTCTTTGTCTACGCCATAAACACGTTTATCCCAATTAACTGGTAGCGGGTAACCGGGCAGTCGGCGCACGCCCAGGCCGGAAAAGAAAAACTCATTGGTGTCTGGTTTTAAATCGATGCAGAATGGACGACTATCTGCGTCTTCAACTGGAAATCTCGCGTCGAACTCGGTTACCGGATCACGGTCGAAGCCGCCGTGCGTTAAAAGCAGTGCCGGCGTAAACAACGCAACTTTCTTGCTAAATCCGCGCAAAACATCGGCGCAGGATCGTGTAACAATACGATCCGCGTTTGTGATCGCGTCTAACTCGTATATCGGGCCGTGCGTAGACATATGCGCTATTTCTTGGGCGCCGGCATACCCGCATTTACACGTTGAATTAACATGAGCAGCACAAACGCGGCGTCCACTACGTTATCGATACCTGTGGATTTGTACTTCGTGGAGTCAAATGCGGCACCCAAAGACTTGTTAGCCGCCACGATCATGTCTTCTTTGCTGGCCTTACCGTTGCCAGTAGCGAACTTCTTAATTGTAGCGATAGCGTAGCCATTGGAGATAATGTTGTTTTCTTCAGCCCACGTAGCGGCAGTAACTTTCATGCCGCCCAAAACCTCAGACGCCGTGGCTACCCTAGAGAGTACAGCTGGAATACCGAATTTTTTGTTCATAAAAAACTCTTTAGGCGGAGAGTACTTCACGTCTTCATAGCCTAACACGTGCGGCGCCGCAACATTTAAAAAAGCACGTAAACGCACAAATCGGGCTGCGCCAGATTCCAGTCCTTGTGTCGATAAGTCCCACTGAAACAGTTGCAACTTATCCTGCAACAAACGCTTGCCAGGAACGTGATCATACACCGCTACGCCACAATTGCTGCCCAAGTCTAAACCTAAAAAACGCGTAGCCTCTTTAGGACACGGACCGACCTTAGACGCAAACGAGTCCGGGTCTTTGTACATCCTATACTTTGGCATTACTTTGCCTTTCTAAAAAACAAGGCCGAAAGCCGGGCGAACCAAGGCTGCTGAATTTTAGCCTGCAATATTTTGTGCTCTTCATGCAGTTTAGCTAATTCCAAGCCGCGCTGTTTATACGCTGTCAACAATTCTTTTTCTCGCCCCAGCAATACATCGTTTGTCATACGCAAATGCTCAGCCATAAACACCGCGTCGTATGTTGAAGATTTGCGCAGATTAGCAAACTCTCTAACCGCAGCTGTAAATCGCGCCATGTCTGTCTGCGCGGGAGATTCCTGTCCGACAACAGACACTTCTCGCACAGCGGCGAACCAAGCGGCGCAAAATACTTCGCCAATAGCAGCCCAAAGATACTGCCGAACGACATAACGCAAGCTAAAAAAATTATGCCGATTTAAAGCTGCGGCAAAGCTTGTTACCGGATCAGCAGCGTTAACAAAATCGCGCTGCGCTTCAGCGAGCACGGTGGCGGCGATGACGATTTCCTCGTCAGTGATATTGTGCTCGGCGCGCCAACGAGACCGATCCGCATCGTCGTTGGCGTCCAACCGCTCAATTGCTTGCCGCATAAGAGTTGGCGTAATGTACGCGTAGTCTCGCTCGGGATTGTAAAGCGGACCAGAATCTCCCTTCCGCCGGTAGCCGATATCGGCCATGTTCTTCTCCTTGAACTAGTGAATCGTATACGTGTTTATACGACAACAATTAACGCACATAACCCCTATGTTTTCGGGGTCAAAGAAAGCCGTAGAATTACAGTTTCGACAATGGGCTTCTACGTATGTCTTTGCGTGCACCGCATACGAACACTCGTTGTACCCAATAAAACAATTTGTGCAAGCGTGCTGATACCCTTCTGGACAAGGCTCGGTTCGGCAGCGCACAGAGAGCAATTCTTTATTGTGCTTAAGCATGCTACTCGTAACGCTAACCTGCCTAAAGTACGGCTTGTCCCGACTCCGCTCGGCTTCAACGTGCGCAAAAAACATCAAGTTGACAAAGTGCAGGCCTACGCCGGAATATTGCAACGGACCCCACGAGTTGTTAGAGAAGCCCACAACACGGGCAATTGCGCGGCAGCTATTAGTGGGGAAAAACTGGGGAAATAACTCAGCGCACGGCGAGCCCGCTAGCGCCCGACAAGAAAAGATAAATCCGGTTTTATCGCGACGCTTAGCCGGGATAACGCGTTCAACTGATACCGGAACGATTTCGTCGTACATCTGCCGCGTCCACGGCAGAATAGCTTCGCCGTCATTGAGTCGGTCTAGGTTGCCTGACATCCGCCACGCCAACATGGCAAGCGTCTTCTGACTCAGGGTCGTACCGGCCATGACTCGTACCGTCTCAAAAACGGCGTTGCGCGACACAGTGTTTGGCAGCGCAGCCAACAACCGATCTGCAACCTCATAAATAACATTGCCAGAGATCGTCTGGTCCCTAAAAGCGTCGAGCACAGTCATCAACTGTGCTCGGCGACGAATAATCTGATGTCGGCTAAACTTTTTTGCCGTCATACCGCCTCTAATGTAATTGGACCGTCCTCGGCGCTTGTATCTGCCACGTCTACAGATACAGCCGCAGCTTCACCGGTTCTCACAATTTTCTTGTCTTTATTGTTCGTCTCCCACTCCGCCAACGCCGAAGAGCATCGCTCGCCGGTTTTCTGAGCGAGATCTTCCAGTTGTTTGGCCTGCTCAGAAAGCGCAAGAATAATGACGCCAAACTCTGTAGACATCAGTCCGGTAATATCGCCAATCGACGCCACAGACTGAATCTCGGCTGTGTGCGCTTCTTCTTTGCCGTCCTTGGTGACAGTGAAATCAATAACAATGTTTTTAATACGCACGTGCTCGGGGATCGACGTGTCGAGTTGACGGCCGTGCAACTCTACCGCCAATTTCTTCAGCTTGTCAAAACGCGCATACAACTTTTCCATCTCTTCAGAAATGTTTCGCATATACACCGAAGGATTGATGCGCTCTGTTTGCGGCTCTACAGCCACGCCGGCAGACTGGCCAACAGAAGACGAGCCGATTTGTGGCTGCTGTCTAGCCAAGTTCTGCAAAACCTGCTGCATCTGGGATGCATCAATTTTTACGGGAATGCTCTGCATTGCAGTGTTGCCAGAGCTATTAACCGGCTCAGAAACTACATCAATCACTTTTGTCACGCTTGCCATTCTTATGCTCCTTTGTCTGTAACAACTGCCACGCCAACCCAGTAGCGCAATGCGACCGCTGTATTTATACCTTCGTCGCGAATTAGGTCAACAGGACTTCCAGTGACAACATGAAACTTTTTAACACGACCCGGTAAATAACCAGCACACGATAACCCAAGCTGCAACATGTAGGCAAACGCTAAATCTGCAGCTGGATTTAAATCGTACGAAAACAGCGGTACTCGCACGTATTGGTCGTGGCCCGCTGAGGCCCACGTAGGCGGCGTACCGGGCACTATGGGCGCGTCGGCGATCCACCAGTCATCCGGCTGCATAACAGGCTGCTTAAGCATCAGCGCCGGTTTAAACGGCAAATTAGCCGGCCAATTTTCTGCCGTTTTCTGCAGGTCTAATTGCGAAACTTTTAGCTCCATAAACACCTACACCATCGTCCGGGGCTGCGCAGCCTCTACGCCCGCATCATTAGCGTTTATACACAAGCCGTCACGAAAATGACACAGCCGTAAATTTTGGTGCTGACACAAAGCGCCCAAAACCACGTCGCCGTTCTTTTGCTTTAAATCCGGCGGCGGCCAATCCCACTGCTGGAGCAATTCAGTACGAATCGACCACCAGCCGCCAAGCGCGTGCTGCAGGTACGGCTTGTCGCGTTCTTTATGAAACCACGACTGCTCAGTAACCCAGTCGCGCTGGGCGGCAGATAACTCAGACGTATAAACAGAGCCGTTCATGTCGCAGTGACTGAGGTTTAGAACAATGCGGTCAAACCAATTATTGACGTCTAACGTCGGCTCTAAATACGAGTCGTGATCAAACCACATAGTGATCGGAGCTTTAACCGGCGGCGCATGAAACATCTTCCGCATCATCGGGTACTTTAAGATGTTCTCGGGGCTGTGGAACAATACGGCGTCGTGAAAGTGATCCGCTATTTGCTGCACCAGAAACTGAGTTGTTTCTGCGCCCACAGCGTTGCAGCCAAAGCGGAATGCAATATTCCGCTTGGCTAAGCAACGCATCGGCTCGTTCAGCACCCGCTGCGCCAGCTGAAAGTGCTTTTCTTCTGCACCGTAAAAAAGAATACAGATGCAGGCTTCTGCGGCTCCGTCCGCCATAACGACTCCGTTCGTTTACAACTCTGCGACGCGATACTCGGTAATGCCCGCTACTTCTTTGATAGCCGGACCCTTACCCACTTTTCTGCGATTGCCTTTTTCAAATCTTGACTCCCTTTAAACTGTTTTTGGCGACCGCGATTGGTAACACAACCGGACTCACGCGCGACCGAGACAGGATTGAAAACACGGCTTCAACGTCAGCCATGTTGGGTTTACGATCGGCGTGCATCTGTGTCATTACATTATCCACAAGCTCCATAAACTTGTCGCGGAGCTTGGACGAGTGGAAAGAGAACCGCACAGAAAACTGCGTCACTGTCTTACCGGCATGCTCGGCGGCAACCTCGCGCTTTTCCCAGGACCTACCTTTGTCGTCACGCGTGTATACAAACGTGATTCGACCAAGGTTGTCGTACACCAGCAACACCACTGACTCTTCTGGATTTGTCGTCAACGAAAAAACATGCGGCAGCTTGGTTGACGGGATAAACGGCAGCTTTTCTATTACCTCCGAATCCAAAGCCACCCTAAATAAATGCGCTGGAAAGGACCTAGGCTTTCGCGACGATTCCGCGACGGCAAACTCCGCTTCGAGCGCGCCGACACCGGGCTCAATTACTACCGGCACGTTTCGAACAAAAAACATAAAAACCTCATTATCGTGTGATATCGGACTTCTTTTTCGTAGCTACTGTCTGGGTATCCACGTCCTCCTCTTCGACCGCTTCTTCCATCTTTTCTAACATTTCATTGATCTTGCGGCACATGACTACGTGATCAGCTACCATGTCGCCCATCTGATCAAAGTTTTCGGTCATCTCGGCCAGAAAACTACGAATAGACGCGTCAAACTTTTCAGGCGCGGTGTTAGCAATGTCATCGTAAATATTGTCGTCTTCCTCGTTCAGCCACAACTTCTCAGAGCGCGCGATGAAACGCCGCTGATGCGCTAGCAAATCCATGATCTGCTGCTTTAAGCCTTTCGGGGCACGGTGTGTGCGCCCGCTGTTCTTCTGCTTGCCGCGCAACTCCTGAAGCTCTAGCGCCAGATTACGTGCCGTGTACGCTTCTTCAGCGCACTTGCTCTCCAGCGCCGTCCGCTGCTCTTCGTCGGCAATCTGGGACAGCAGCTGGACGTGCGAAATCGTCAGACGCCACCGCGGCCGGTCGGGGTGTGGGCAGCGCAGAGATAACAGGCGCGTGATTTCTGCCTCGCTGGGGTAACGCTCGTAAAAATTTACAGCGCCACGAAGCTGCTCGGCAGTGTAAATCGGCGCAAAGATAGAGATAATCAACGACGCGCCGTCCACGTGCGCCGACCGCTGCTCCGGCGTCAAATAAGTATCCGGGTTGTTTTTGACGTCATCAATCAGCTTGCCGACTTGCCAGAACGCCGTCAAGCTAGACGTCTGCACATCAGAAAAAATCTGGTCGATCTGCGAGACTATGTCCTGCATCTCTTCTGTCAAAGAGTGCTCAATAAGATTGTTGGACGGAATCGAAATTTCCTGACTCATTGGTTCCTCCATAAACTAAAAGCCAAAACACATACACACATAACTACCGTTCTTTTTTGGGTAACAAAATTTCCATAGCCGCGCCCTGCAGGATGTCGCGGGTGGTGTGGTACTGGTTGCGGGAATACCGCAGAATCGAACAAAACAAGTCATACACCGTGCGGGATGAAAGCACTTCGCGACTGTACAAGTCCATAGGGTTTCTCGGGTCAATGTCGGCGCCAACCGTCGCGGCGTTCTTACAGATAGTCTTGGCATCTTCCCGCGAAATCTTAAAACGGCATAAATAGTCTACCCACTGGTTCATCGCCGCCTCACGAGCCTTAGTGGACTCTGAATAGTTCAGCGAGGATGACGCTATGCGGTTTACAGCGCGCGCGACAGCGTCTATGTCAAGCACGTTGTCTACCACCTTGCCGACCATAATCGCGGCACGGCCCATTAAATCAGCGCCGGTGTGCCTGACGGCATACCCTCGCGCTTTAGGCTCAATCGCCGCACCGAAGCGAGTCATTACGCACATGGCCGCCCGCAACGCCAGACCCGAGTCCTCACGATTTGAAAAGTACCAGCCAGACGCAAACATGTGCCGAGAGTCGTGGTAGAGATTATTGCGCTTTGTGCTGTTCTCAATAAAGTACAGCCGCAATTCTCGGCCAATAAGCTCGGCGCGGTAGAAAGAAGAATTCGGCTGCCGGGCCTCTAACTCGTCAGCGACCAACGAGAAAAACACGGAGTTATCGAGCATACGGTGTTCGATGCCCAGAAAACCCTCAATCGTTTTCTCACGGTGATTGACGAGCAGCGTGCGTTCGCGCAAGTTGTCGAACCGCGCTTTCAGCACCATGTTGTAAATGCTGACCGCGGTAGCCAAGTCGCCGGCGGCTAAACTAGCCTTAAAAGAGTTTCGAGATTCACCCGACAAGTCGTTAAACACAGAATTCATGCCGCTGATCATGGCGTTCGACACCGCTGAAAAGCCAATCGCGTTAAATCGATAGCCGTTTTCCGCGACTCGGCCGTCAGCCGCCATGGCAAGCTGCGCCTCGTCTACGATCGGCACGCACTCGGTATCTGAGTTACGCTGCGCCAGAAAGTTCTTGCAGTCCTCGCGCTGGCTGGCGTTGAACGTCAGTGCCACAACGGGCGCAAACACGCTCTTTGCTCTCGTTGTCGGCGGGCCGAACACGACGAGCCTCCTAGACTTCAAACCACTCGTTGCCTATCGCCCGAAGCACAGGCGTTGCAGCTTCGACGATTAACGGCGACGACCCGTTATCGAAACGCCATTGCGCGCGAGGCTGTTCTTCGGATACCGGGCACGCAATTTCCAGATTATGTGCGCAAAACCGTTTTCGCACAACCGTAAAAATGAAAAGAAATGGCCGACTGTCGTCTACCGCTGATTCATGCAGGGCCTTCGATATCGCTCGAACCAATCGGTTAAATTTTGTCGTTAAAAGCTCAGCCAGCAGTAATTGATAGATATACCGTTTCTGTTTATTGCCAGCTTCGTCTTTGTCGTAGCCACAAAATCCAATTGATCGCCCGCACAATACTGCCGGGAAATGCCGAAAAGTCGAGTTAAACCACGAAAAGCTAAACTCAGGCTGCCCCGTTTCATCGCGGCACAAGTTTACCAGTCGGCCCATGCTTGGAATTTTGACGCCACACTCAGAAAACACGCGCTTGACGACGCGGTGTTCATACGACAAATGCCGGTGGAAGTTATCGTCGTTAAATATCTCGCCGAAGAACTGATCACGAAAATCACTCATCGCGACCTCTTGCCACTAGCCCAGCATCTATAGCCGCTATTGCTTTAGTCAGTTCGGGCACACGCTCGTCTTCATCAAATACGCCGTCGCCTTTGGGGTTCGACTCGTAGACTGTTTCGCCGCCACAGTCATACAGGTCAGCCCGAAAGAAACCGTGGCGCAGCCGCAAGTACCCAACCTGCTGCTTAGTAAGCTCGTCAAATACGTCGTACTGCTCTGGGCACGCGCCGCACGTGCATATCAAACGATAGCGGCCAATAATAATGTCGTCGTCACGGGTGCCAAAACCGTTATAGTCGTTGTCATCCGCCATGTATGCGGCTCCTCTTTAAAACGCTTATTACAAATATACTGCCGGTATATTTTGCGCTAGCAAAATAAAGTCTGCCTAGACTTTACTGCAAACCGTCAGTCAACCTGACCGAGCGGATCAAAGTCTTCTGGGATGATACTGTCGCCGGACATGCTGGCCGCGGCCATAAGCTCCGGAACGTCAGTCATCTGCTGCGTCTTCAACTGCTCCATAACCTGCGCCCGATATCGCTTAGCAGGGTTGCAAATCGTGTACTCGTTGACGCCGAGCAGGCCGTGGAGGACGCCAAGAACCTTCTTGTTCTCTTCAATCGCAATTGAGGCTTCCACCTCGGATACCGCGCCCTGCTTCGTGATGCCGAGAGCAGACGAATAGACAAGCGGCGTGTCTGCATTTTTAGTACCGTGCTTATACTCCAAGTCACAAACTTGTCGTACAAGCGCAGGCAGTTTCGGATCAACGCCGGCCTGCGGCTTCTTGTCGGACGCCTGCAAGTCCATAAGCAGGCGAATCGACGCCGTGTGCCAGTCCCAGTAATGATACTGCTGGTTTCTGTAGTTCTCATTGCCGTCAGCGTCCTTTGCTGAAACGATGTCGTTGTACCACATCAGGTTTACGACCAAACTCCTGTTCGGGGCGCCAAGGTTGTTTTTGGTCGCCTTCAATCGTACCGCTTGTCCCTCAGCCCGACCGGACACGATGTTATTTCGCGCCGCCTTTTGCATGTCGATAATCAGCGTCGGGTAGTAATCGAGACTAGCGCCGCCGGGAGCGTACTTCTTGGGCGGACCAAACCCCATGGAGTTAATCTCCTCCTTGAGGTGATTCGTCGCAATCAGCGCAATCGGATAGTGCCGCAGCGTGGGCACCAGCGCCGTCCGCATGAAGTCAGACAGATTCCGAGCGAGATAAGGATGCCCGGCAGCCGCATGCCCCTCGTCCGCCACCTTCTCGACACGGCGGTCAACTTCGACTGCCGAAATCGAGTCCACGCCAATACAAATCGGCACAACGCGCTCTGGGGCGTTAGCCGCATCAATCTGCGCGTGAATAGCCTTACAGAATCCCATGTACTTGCCCTGCCACTCCTCTACGCTAGCGGCAGTGCAAACCTTGGTGCGGGCGATGTGCTGCGGGTTGTGCCCCAGCATGCCGCGAAGCATCGTCTCAGAACCCTTGTTCTCGGTGTCGATTAAAATTGCGCCGCCGCCATACACATGGAACCAGCGCATAATCTCCAACAACAACGCCGACTTGCCGGCACTGAACTCGCCCCGAAGTTGCGTTAAACGCGACAGCGGAAAGATGTTCGCCTGCAGTAGATAGCGGGCCGCGAGCGTCGGCAGCGGGAGACCGATAAGCGGGTCTTGGTCTTCCGCAGAGGCTTTTAGAACCTCGGTAATAACTGGGTGTTCGCCGTTTACGTCGAACACGCTGACGTCACTGTCTAAATTTTTCTTTTTCCGGCCCATATAGTCTTTCTGTATTAAATAGAAAACCTGCGCAGGTTTTCGTTTAAATTATCGCGTCAAACCAGAGTTCTTGCGTAACAACCAGTAATCAGGCATGCCCTTTCGGCTGCACGAATTGCGCACACTCGCAAGCTCTGAATTTCTATTCGGCTCAACCGAGTAAAACAGATCAAAAGCGGTTTTGAACTTCGACAAGAAATTTGTCTTTGGTCGCTTACTCGGCTTGAACAACTCGGACACCTGACGTACGAGCGCCGTGCAAACCTTGACGCCGCGGCCGTCTTCTGAGTTAAGGTCCTTGGCGTTCGGGCACATTTCCCGATTGAACACCGCGCTCGCGATAGGCTTGTTGATTTGCTCAGCAAGATTTTCGATGAGCACCGGAGTGGTGTTCTGCAGCAGGTGCTCTGTCATCGCGCTGTGGATAAAACCAGTGCGCTCAAACTCGTGTATGTAAAGAGCCCAACCAGCGAGCATGTCGGCACGCAGAGTAGCCGAATTACCAAACCAGTGAGCGAACGTCGGATTGCTGAACAAATCTAGCACGCGGGCCAGCGTATCTTCGCCGTATCGTCGCAAAATCTTCTCAACAGTTGGAATCGCGCCGATTTCCGGCCAACTCTTTGTGCCTAACTTCATAGAGATTACAAAGCCGCGAGCCTCGATAAACTGCTTCAACGCCAGTGCGCGTTCCTCTTCTGACGAGATGCGGTTCTTTAAAATGTCGATACCGGCGTGAGCACGGCGACCATAATTACAGTCGCTAGAGATTTCGGCTTCTTCGCGCACAGAGTCGACAAGCTGCACGCTGACAAGAACGTGCGTGTAACCCTTCTCCTGCAACGTCGTCGTGCGATGAACACCGTCAGTCAAGGAAAAAATAACGTCAGAGAGGTTGCCATCGTCGTCGTACTCGCACCGCGCGGCCACGCTGGGAATCGAAACTGACTTGGGGTGAAAATCCATAGCCATGTCGGCTACGTGATTCCAGTCAACCAGCTTGCTTCGCGCCCAAGCGTCGTCGACAGTAAGGTAATTGATCGGTATCTCAGCTACGGAGATACCAAGGATAACCTCGCCGCGACTGGCGGCGCTTTCGACACGCAACTCCGTCGCTTCGTGGAGCAGCACAAGCGAATCGTAAAGCGCTTTCTTATCTTCCAGAGAAACGGGCGTAGTACGAAAAAGGTCCTTGCCGTCACGCGCCGAAGAAAAGTTATTGAACGTGTAGGTCTTATGCGGATTACGCTTGCCTTTGACAGTAAACGCGCGCGTTTTTACGGAGCCATTTTCGTTGTTGTCGTTGTTATCGTCATCATTATAAGGCGTCGAATCTTGGCTACCTGCCATAGTCATGTTCTATCACTTTCGTGTAAAAGAAAAATTTACGGATACAAAACTCAAACAGCTTCGGGGCCAGAGGCCGCACCAGCAAATAGCCGGATAACGAGATTGCATGACCCCGAAGCGATTGAGCGCGTGAACTACTTCTTGGCCAATTTCGCCTTAGCGGCCTTGGCGCGCGCAACAATATCAGCCGGATTGATCGCGTCGACTGTGGACGCGGCAGGTGCCGGCTCAGACTCCGCAACGGGCGCCGAAAAGATATCGGCTACGCCGGCTGCTTCTTCTTCCGTAATCTCGCCCTCTACCGGCGCGTCACCCCACGGCGCTCCGACCGGATCAGCAGGCTTAGGCTGCGGCTGCTCCGCCCTCTGACCAACCGGCTGCGCAACACGCTGGCGCGGAGCCGAGAAAGCCTGCACGGCCTCGTCGTCGTCCTCGTCAGCCTCAACAACCGGCGCGGCCGCAGCAGGCCGACGCGAAAGCGCCCGCAGGTACTGCGGGTACTCACGCCACGCGAACTCAAGGGCTTCCCGCGGAAAAGCGGGAACCAGAAGCTCAGCCTGCTCCTCGTAAGACAGCACGTTTAACGTCTGGTCCCACGAAGAAGCCTCGGATTCAATACGCTCGGCGTGCTCTTCCAGAGAGATCACCTGCCCATTGAACTTGTCGTGCAGCACAGCGAAGTGAGTAAACGCGCTGCGCCGATCCGGCGGCGGGTAGCCGACGATGTACTGCGCGCCACCACGGGCGTACTTGGGGCAGAAGAAAGTCTCGGGGCCGTCGGCACCGATGCCCATGACCTTCTGCTCCTTGCTCTGGAACGACTCGGGAAGAATCGTCAGCAGCTTGGCTGGACCCATGGAGAGCATGTCGCCAGACAAGAACTCGTGCGTGTCGGGGTCCTGAACCTTGAGCGCCGAAAACAGAGACTGCAAGGCACTGAACTTGAGACCGATAACGCGAGCGTTCTTCTTCTGGTCGTCGAGAAAGCAACTCAGCGTGATCTGCCCGCGATCATCAACACCCACGATCGACGCCGAAATAAACAGCATCTTCTCAGGCTTGGTGAGCGAGCCGATCGAGGAGTTCATGACCTTCGGCTTCTGCAGCAGTTCGCTGAACAGACGGCCGACGCCCGGAGTCTCCTTGTTCTTCCACGCGACGTTGTAGAGCAGGTTATACGGGTTTTCCCGGATATCCAGTTCCGGATTACCGTCGTGAACAATGAAACACACGCCGGGATTACCGACCCAGTGCGCCACCGTCATCAAACGGCACCAGTCACCCGTGGCAACGTCGCCGGCACCCTCGCGAAACCGGACAAAGCCAGCACCGCTCTCTTCGCGCATCGGCATGAGTCGCAGGCAGAGGCCCTGACCCATAAGCTCGTTGCCGGCGGCGATCAGAACATTGCGCCCGTAGGTGTAACGGGTGTTCTTCTTGGAACCGGAGTCAAGATTATTCTGCCGCCGGTACTCCGGATCGATGGCGGCGAGATTCTGCGAATTGTAACGAGGCATAATCGTACCTTTCTTTCTAGTGCGAGGATTGGTTACCTCGCGTTGTTGTTTAGTACTGGGAGTTGGTTCCCCAGCGTTGATGCTCAGAGTCTAGCACACGCCGAAAAGGAATCAAGCCCCTCAATTCTCGGTCAAAAAGTGCAATCCGAGAGCTTCTGCTTCCTGATCCGACAAGGTCTCGCCCCAGTGGACGAACACCTCGCGCGATGAGCCAAAGTGATACGGACCGGCGTCAATCATCGAGCCGTCTAATCCTCGCGGATAGAACGGCACGTCGTCGATCATGCACTTTGGCACCACTTCCTTGTACACACGTTCAGCGTGCTCGATAGGCACGATGAGCACGATAGCGTCGTGAATCTGCAACCCAATCTTGTAGTCGATGTCGGGGTGCGTGTCACGGTATCGGTGAAAGTTGCGCAGCGCGATTGATACGGCGTCTGCGACTCCACCTTGAATTGGGAAGTTCTGAGCCTGCCGTTCCTGCTCGCCGCGGATTGCACGGTCGTTCGAGGGGGTGAAGCGGCGAAAACGCCCGTA